TGGCTTTCACACCATACAGAGTATCAGATGTAAACAGAGTAGCAAGGTACTCTTGTTTATACTGAGTCTGTGAACGAACACCAACTTGCTCAACCAGAACCATAGAGTCCTTGTGACCCATCAAACAGATACGATCAGTCTGGGTATTTCCATAACCAGTATCAGCATTGCTAGATGTGAACACGGGGATACCATACAGTTGACCGATTTCACCATTGCGGATTGCATCGCCATTACCCACAAAAGCCTGTTCTGTGTAACGGGCAAGACCCATCAACGTATTGCGGCTTGAAGGAGGAATAACAAAGAAACGACCATCCATAGGAGTGTCATTGTCGTCCAAACGCTGAATAGTTCTGCGGATAGCGGCATCAGTCAAAGCGGCTGCATTTGAAGATGTGCTGTTGTAAGCAGTAGTACCATCAGAGCCGATATAAGCCTTGGTGGATGTATTGCTTGTTGCGTAGTCATTAGTACCGACAGTAGCACCATTGAATGCACGACCCAATTGGATCAAGTCAGTGTCCACTTGCTTGGCAAGCGCATAGCCCGCATCAGCAGTGTAGAACTGGCGCAAGCTGTTCAAGGCTTGTGCTTCAACGATGTCCTCAATGAAACGTGAATATTCATAGTGCTTGTTAATCAAGATTTGAACTTCTGTCTCAGTGTCGGCAATCAAAGTAACGGCAGTAGATGCCGCCTTTGCGGAAGCTGAACCACGGGTAGGAGCTGGAACGTGAACTGTGTCACCCTTCTTACCCTTGAAGTTCATCTTACGAACGATGTTAGCCAAAACAAGATTCTTCTTGTATGCGGCTACGATTTCATCAGACCAGATTTCTGGAATGAAAGTTGCTGCGGTTGTTACTGTTACCGCTGGTGTTGGATATGCCATGATTAAATCTCCTAAAACAAAAAATTAACGAACCCGTTTTTCTGCATACGCAAGCATAATTTCATCTGCAAGCATATTGTAGCGTTCAGGGTCTTTCAACTGAAGCTGAATAAGGTCAGCCCTTCGATATACTTTCTTTGATGATTCACCAGAACCACCTACATCAACACCTACTGCCTTTAAGTTCTGCTTGCGAGTAATCTCGCCATCATCACTCGTTTGCTTCTGTTTAACAGAACGTAACTGTTTATAGGTAGATAGCAATTCATTGGCTGAGTCAAAATCATATCCAGAATCGGCTTGCTCAAAAATCTTGATGCGAACAGGGCTAGACTTCACCCAATTTGCAAAATCCTGATCTCTGGCGATGTCTCCAAAGTCGGGATGTTCTTGCGCTAACCTTTGCTGAATCTGCGCCCTTCTCATCTCAAGTGTGGCTTGTCTAGCCGCTTGGACATCAGGGTGATTATCAACTGTCCTTTGAACTGCCTTCTGTGGATTCTCAAAGAAATCTACTTCAGGCTCTTCCTGTCTAGTCTGTTGTCGTGTACCAAGGTTCTGCTTGATGAGTTCATCGGCTAACTTACGGACTTCGCCTACTTCTTGTGCTTGCTTTCCAATGAGCTTTTCAGCCTCTTGGTGCATCCGCACAATCTCGTCTAAACTTTTATCCCTGTATTTCTCAGGAAGTTCAGGCTTTTGCTCGATCTTCTGTTCTTCGACTTCTAACTCGCCCAACTCTTCTTTGTCATCATCAATCAACATACTTATTTCCTTTTCCTGCCGTCAATCGGTTGTAGGAGATTCAACTCGGCATAATTGCTTATGAGTTGAGTTTGCGCTCAGATTTCAACTTGTCATTATGGCTTTTATCAAACTTGGCGTGAGCCGTTGGGAATGAACCAGACCATCCTTCAAGCCTAAAATAAGGCGCAGATAAAGTGCGATGAGATTCCTCACCACACTCACACATAAGACTTGATGTCTCATAAACAACAAGTCTTGACGTTTTATGCCCATTTACACAGGCAAATTCATACATTCTTCTCATTTAAGTCCTCAAATGCTCTTTCGCTGACTTGTTTCAAGTTCTTCAGCCAAATAAGGATTGATAACTCACCTTTTCTGAATTGTAGACTTTTTTCATCTGCAATCGTTGAAATATTATTCAAAGGTTCAATCATTTTGTCAATATCCTCCATCAAATCTAGCCACCCTTGAGTGGACATTGTGGAGAAACGATCTTCATAATAACGCTGTAGTTCCTGATTCATTGTCTAGTCATCTGTTTTTCAACAATCTTAGCCTTATTCTGAATATCTGCCTCTTTAAGCATCAATTCAGCAACTTTGACCCGTTTATCAAACTCTTTTGAAGCCAAAGCATCGTCAGTAGGGAGGTTCTTGGTGTTAGCCGCCATGCTCTTAGCTTGCAACTCAATAGGCATCAATTGCGCTTCAGTCAATAACTTCTGAGCCTCTGCCTTGTTCTGCTCTGCTTGAGTTGTTTGGACGGCAATCTGTGCTTGAGCCAGTTGCATAGCCAATTGTTGTTGCATCTGAGCCGCTTGTTGAGCCTGTGGATCAGCCTGAGACATCTTGTCTAGCATCTCAATCAACTCAAATCTGTTTGACAGAGAGGAATTAGCCATAATGCCTTTTAAAATGATAGGCAAAACAGGAGTATTAGGGCCAAGAGTCTGGAGGAGCGCAATGAACTGTTGTTGTTCATGCTCTCTAGCAATAATACCAAGTGCTGCCGTAGGAATGAACTTCATGTCCACAGTAGGATAACGCTCTGGATCGAACTGCATATAGCGATAGGCGGCTTTGGTTATGAAGGGGATCATAAAATCCTCTTGGAAGTTCACCAAGGTACGCTTGTATTTCTTAATAATCGAGGCAGTAGCCATCGAAATACCGCCCTGACCCGCATCTCTAGAGACAGCAGTAACCATTCCTTGTGAGTCAAGAGTGCCTGTTGCCATCAAAAGCATACGTTCAAACTCTTTAGCAGTCGTCAGGTTAGAGCCATCAGTATTGCCAAACTTGAATGGGAACAGAATCTCGTTAGGATTGCCGTTTGTCAGAATAGCTTTGCCTGGCTTTACCTCAAACTTAGCACCCCTTGGGAGACGAGTGGCATCCATAGCCATCATAGGAGAAGTTGTCAGGGCAAGAGAGTCTAAGTGGCTACGCACTTGGGCATCTATGGCTTTTTGTGAGTTGTAAGCCTTCTCTACAGTACCACGACCCAACAAGCGATTAGGAACTGTATCGTCCTGATAAGCAAGGATTGGGCGGTCTTTCATCATGTATGGGTTCTTTTCTGCCTTCAGAAGAACACCATCATTGGCAATCACTACGATAGCCTCAACCAGATCGGAATACTCATCCTGAATAGAGTCTTCAGGGAATAAATCCTCTATTTCACCATCTTCATTCTCTATTTGATCTAAATATTCACGAGGAACTAGACCATAGTAGGTCAATAACTTAACTTTGTCGTCTTCGTACTGAGTAATCTCTTGGGTAGGCTCTAAGTCCGTATCCATAGAGTCAGTACCAATCTCTACCTTGCGATAGATACCATCCTCTTGACCTTTAACGACCTTGTGGATAGAGACATACTTCTCAATAGCCACACCCATACAGTCATCAATAGATGTTCCATTGGGGTCAAACAAGAAGTTACGGGGGTTAACAGGAACAATCTTGACTGCAATGCGGTCTTGTTCTACCACTCCGATAGCGGCTTGACCGATTTGACCAGGAATAGGTTGAGTGCTTGGAACAAAGACTTTCTCTGTTTTAACAATAATCTCACCAATACCCGTACCATAGAGTTCAGCAAGTAGTTCAATTTGGTCAATAGACTTGCGAATCTTATCGACTTTGAAGTCTTCCATGAGTTGTGCTTTGATAGCAGCAACATCTAGGGGGCTACCATTGACATCACGAATATCGTCTTGGATGTCAAAGAACTCACCCTGACCGAAGATGGCCTCCATGATCTCGGCATGGCGTGTCTCTACGGCTTGTTGGGTAGCGGGAGTAACGATTCTTGAACGCTCAGACTCACGGGTTTTGTCTTGGGCATCCCACTCACCATTGAAGATACGTTCGTACTCCAACCATTCGGTTAGGTAGTTTGTGTCTCGGTAGTCCCTCCAGCGATCACAATGGTTAACAACAAAGTCAACAAGTTCTTTGTCTGAGTCGCTAGGTTCTTGGAATTCCATCTTATACCCCACTAATAATATCTACAGGTTCCCATTCTTCTGAATCATCTTCTTCCATATAAGATGTAACAGCCAGTTGGTCAATGTAACTGAGGGAGTCAGGTAGGTCATCATGGACTCCTTGAGCAGGGAACAGGATTAACTGGTCTACAAACTCATCCCAATCTTCTTCCGAATTTAACACAATTCTGCCATGCTCGAACCTACCTTGTAAAGCCCAG